TCCTCCGTCCGGGACAACATCCAGCTACCTCGTTTCCCTATCTGATAGTGTTACCACCATGATCGGACTCAATATCCTGCTCGTGGCCCTCTCTGTGGCGGTTCTGGCGCTCATTCCGTGGGTATGGCGGTACTTTGAGCATATTCCGGGCCTCAGGGGCGATATGGAGCGAATGACAGGGTGGATCGACACGAATGCCGGTCATATCCTCGATATTGAGCGGGATATGGCCGAAATGAAGGCAGATCGGGCCAAATCGGCCGAATATGCGCCGGATGAGCCGGATTTGAGCCAACATGCGCCGATCGGGACCGATATCTCGCATTTCTCGGCCCCAGACGCCCCAATCGACCCTATGGACGGGCAGATCCCGTACATTGACACCAACTGGCAGAACCCGTTGGGGGATGAAGATGTATGAGATCGAGGAGTTCACGGAGCAACGGGGCGTCCTCCGGGGGTCTTTCGGCTCCTACAAGCGCAACGGGCAGGGTGGGATGGACCTCACCCTCACAATCATCCCTGACGACAAGCATGAGGCCCTCGACATCGTGGATGGGGGCGACATCGTGAATCTCATCACGATCCACGCCATGCCTGAGGTGGAGTTCGACGATGAGTGACGAAGAGGCAACACAGCGGATCCAAGCCGAAACCGAACGCCTGTTCGAGGCTTTGCTCGCCAAGGCCCACCACATTCTCAAGGCCGGAACAACGCAGAACCAGATCGCCCTCATCAGACAGGTGATCCCCGTACTCATGAAGGAGATGGCGGACTCCAAGTCCAAGGAAGAGAACGTCGAGCAGCAGAAAGCCCTCGATGACCTCTTCGCTCAGGCCCGCAAGTCGTTTGAGAAGTAATGGACCTCAAGCCGTTCGTGGAATCGCTCACGATTCTCGACAAGAACATCAACCTCGTCCCGTTCCAAGCGAACTGGGCACAAGAGGCGTATCTGGCTGAGGTCGAACGCCAGTTCGATGAGACGGGCGTGTTCCGTGGGATCGTGCTCAAAGCTCGGCAGTTGGGTCTCAGCACCCTCACCGAAGCCTGTGCATACTCAATGGCGTTCATCATGCAGAACTACCGGGCACTGATCGTCGCCCACGAGTCCGAGGCGTCCCGCAACCTGCTCAAAATGACGAAGCGGTACCACCAGTACTCGCCGTGGTCCGACAACTACGAACTCAAGCACGACACAAGGAACGATCTGGAATGGGAAGCGAACGGATCCAGCATCAAGGTTGCTACTGCGGGGAAAAAGGGAAGTGCTGGTGTTGGACGATCCTCGACAAACCACTTCATCCACGCCTCCGAGGTAGCTTTCTGGGACGATGCGGAGACCGTGTGGACCGGCCTGTCGCAGTCCATCCCACGTACAGCGGGTACGTTCGTCTGTTTCGAATCGACGGCAAATGGCACCGGCAACTTCTTCCACCGAATGTGGGAAGAAGCCGAAGCTGGGGAGAACGAGTACGCACCACTCTTCTATCCGTGGTGGAAGCACTATGAGTACACAGCCGAGTTTGCGAAGCTCCTAATCACCGATCCGGGCCTGCTGGACGAAGACGAGGAAGCCCTCAAAGACCTCCTTTGGAAGGACGGACGGGGCGACGAGGTCAACTCCCGCATCATCTGGCGCCGCTGGGCCATTAGGAACCTCTGCAACAACAACCTCCTCATGTTCATGCAGGAGTACCCGTCCACACCCGAGGAAGCCTTCATTGCCTCTGGTATGAACGTATTTCCGCATGAGAGACTCAAACAGTGCTTTGATCGTTCTCCGGGATTTAGCGGGTACTTGTTCCGTAACGGGGATGAGATCACTTTCAAGGGAGACCCTCATGGTCCTCTAAAACTCTTTGCACGGCCTTCGGCCGCTGCTTCATACGTCATTGGTGGAGACCCGACGAAAACGGTACGAGGGGATTACGCCTGCGCCCAGATCCTGAACCGGCACACGATGGAACAGGTGGGGATCTGGAGAGGCAAGACCTCACCGGGCACCTTTGCAGAAGAGTTGTACAAGATGGGGCGCTATTTCAACGATGCACTCATCGTCCCTGAGATCGAAGGCCCCGGCCACACGACTGTCGGCATGCTCATGGGCATGAACTACCCGAACATTTACCGGCGAGGCAAGGTTGACAAGGCACGAAATAGTCCAAACGCGAACTACGGTTGGTCCACTGGCGCTCACACGAAAGAGCTGGCGGTCGGGTGGCTCCTCCAGCACGTCGTTAACACTGACCTCGTTATTCACGACTCACATACTTTCAGTGAGATGCGTGATTACGTCACCGTGGACTCGGGAGGTTACGGTCCAGCTGACGAAAAACACGGCCATGATGACACGGTCATGGCGCTGGCGATCGCTATTACAGGCCATGCGACATCCGGCCCCCCGCCGCAGCCGGAAGATCGTACGATCGGAGACATAGTGGACCGAATGAACAACATCGAAGACCAGTCAGGCGATCCCTACGGAGATATCTACGATGCCAACGTATGAGTACAAGTGTAAGAACGACCATGTGACGGTCATGATCCAGTCCATGGACCAGCCCCGGCCCTGCGATCTGCTGTGCGAAGACTGCGGACTGCTGGCTACACGCCGGTTCTCGTTCGACTTCACCCCAATCCAGAACGAGATCCATTCCCCCAGCGTCGGGAAGCACGGATCCACCCGGTCCTACAACACAGCTCGGGACCGGCTCTCGGCAGAACACTCGGAGCGTACGGGGCAAGCCGTGACATTCGAGACCTTTGATGCTAGGGACTCGGACCAAGACCCCACAAAGAAGCTAAAGTAGAGCCGTGGCACTCGACCCTCGCTCCCCTGCGCTCGTCATGGACGCTCTTTCGCTGTTCAACTATGCGAAAGAGAAGAAGCGCCCACTGCTCAAGAAGTGGATCACGAACTACAACGTGGTCCACAACCGGACGTGGAGCAAGTTCCGTGGTACCGGGTACCCGAAGACTGAAATCCCAGAGATCTACCCGATTCTGGCGTCCATCACCGCATGGGAGACCGACCAGAACCCTCAGTACTCGGTCACGTCCGAAATGCCGCCGAACTCGCCGTTCGCCATCTCATACGCCACCCTCGCCAAGGATCTCGAATGGATCCTGAACACGAACTGGGAAGCGTTGGACTACTCCAACACCGCCCAAACTGTCCTCTGGGACGGCGAGATGTACGGCATCGGGTTCGCTAAGAACATCTGGTCACCACATACGACTGGTGGCCTCGGTGACGTGCAGATGTGCCGTGTTGACCCGTTCAACATGTACCTCGACCCGGACGCACGGGCTTGGAAAGACGTTCAGTTCCTCATCGAAACCAAGACCTGCACGAAGGAAGAGGTCAAAAAGCGGTTCCCGAAGGCCCGTGTCGATGAGTTGTACTTCTCGTCCGACACCCCTGACGGCCCCACACAGCTGGACCAGACCAACAATCCCGGTGCCCAGCGCCCCAACCTCTCACGCTTCCCCACTCCAACCACCACAAACAACCCGACGACCACGAACGTCACGAGCACCAAAGCCAAGTACGACATGCCGTCGTCACTGGACAACTCGAACGTCGTCATCATGGAGATGTGGTACCAGAAGCTGACGAACTCTGGGTTGACGAACGATAACGACCCAACCCCTGAGACCCCGAACAAGTCTGAAAAGCAGAACGAATGGTTCTGCCTTGTGTTCTGTGGTGACCAGATTCTCATGCACAAGTCGGCAGAGGAACTCATGGGTGTCAACATGCACCCGTACGCCCGCTACTGCCCCTTGGAAGAAGGCGAACTCTATGGCTACAGCCTCGTCGAGCAGCTGGCTCCCATGCAGATTTCTATCAACCGACTTTTTGCCTCGGTGGAGCAGAACGCTTGGCTGTCCGGTAATCCGATCCTCGTCCAGAAAGATGGGCGTCGTACCAGCATCTCTAATCGTCCCGGTGAAAAGATTGAAGTCAACGATCCGAATCAGGACGTACGCTGGCTGACCCCGCCGTCGATCTCTGCCCAGCACATCGAAGTCATCAACAAGCTGATTGAGGAGATGGAACGCATCTCCGGTATGAGTGCGATTGTGCGTGGAGCCAGCCCTGAAGGTCGCCCATCTGAAGGTGTTGTGAACACCATTCAGGACTCGGCCTTCGTGCGGATCCGTCAACGCCTGCGTAACTACGAGCGGTTCCTCCGTGAATGCGCTTTGATGCAGGCTTCACTCATCACCCAGTTCTACGACCAAGATCGCGTCATGTCCCGTATCGGGGATGACGGTGAAGGAACCTCGCTACAGATCACGGAATCCCATTTCTATGTGCCCGGACCAGATGGAGTCGAACCCCTCAAATACAACCTCCGTGTCAGGGCTGGAGCGAGTGACGCTATCGGTCGAGAAGCCCGCCTTGCCATGTACGAACGCCTGTTTGCCATTGGGGCGATTGACCACGAGTCACTCCTCAAACTGTCCCGCATACCGGGCTGGCATGAGATCGCCCAGAAAGTGACACAAGAGAAGACCGCAGCGGGTACGATGGGGCAACCGCCTACGCAGAGAGCAGCTGCACGACGATGAACACTCTTTCCGCCTCCGTAACCAGCACGGCAGCCCAGCTGTGGCCCGCATCTGGGTCTCCCGCTGGCGCCAAGCCCGGTATCTCGGTCCTCATCAAGAACCCTTCCACCAACGATGAAGCCGTGTACATCGGGAACTCAGACGTGGACAGCACTGACGGATTCCCACTCGCAGTCGGTGAGTCTGTCCGACTCCAAATCTTCGGCCAGTCAGTCTGGGCTGTTGCGGAAACCGCAGGCCCGGAGACTGTCTATGTTCTCTGGGGTGCGTGATGGGTGACTTCTCGTACGGGTTCAGAGACTCCATCAACACGATGATTACCGGGGGCACCCCCGCTACCGGGTATGGCCTCTCCGATCTCACCGAGGTTTACTACGCTCTCGTGTCCACCACCCCGGACGCCAACGACGTAGAGATTGGGGATCTCACCGAGGTCACAAGCTCCAACTACCAGCGTGTCGCCGTCAACGCCTCTTACGGGGTCGCTTCCGCCCTCGGGGTCATCACCTCAGACGCCGACATCACTTGGCCTCAAGACACCGCAGGCGACTTTGGCCCCCTCCGAGGCTGGGTTGCAGTAGCCGGTGGCACCAAGGGCACCACTACCGACAAGATTTTCTACTTCCACCCGTTCTCTGCTGTGACGCCTTCTGCCGGTGACACCCCCACCATTGAGGCAGGAAACGTCGGATTGACGATGACCTGATGGCTAACAACCTTCCTACCTCCCGAATGTTCTCCCAGTGCTTCTCCGAGATGGAGGGTGTGGGGAACGGCATCCTTAACTCAGCAAACACGTTCAAGGTCTGCCCGGTTGAGAACACGTTTGATGACACGAGCCTTGACATGGCCGCAGCTTCCACTGCTGGGGCTGGCGCACTGACGCAGGCGAACGGTGTTGACTTCGCCAACGAGGTCACGCTCACCTCTGTTTCGTTTGATGTCGATCCAACCACCGGCGTCTGGTCGATGACCTCCTCAGACTCGTCGCTCAACTTCACTGGCCTCACCGACACTTATGTCGGCTTGTTCGTCTACAACGGTACGAACAACTACGCCATTTCGGTCATCAACTTCAACGCCGAACGGACCGCTACCGCTATCGAGTACACCCCTGACAGCACCTACGGTTACGCCTCTGTGAGTCCCTGATGCCAGCTATTCAGCCTTACTCTCATCATCTCCACGACATCACCCCTGAGACGCCTGCTGACGACCCGTCACATGCAGGCGAGCACAACGAGATCAAAAGGCAGCTTGAAGCACTCGTTGACATAGTGATGTTCCATGGCCTGCTTTCAGAAAGGCCAGACTCCGCCGATGTTCCCCTGAACTTCCTTTTCTTTGCAGACGACCTGAACATCGCCTACTGCAACCTCGCTGACGGATGGCATCAAGCGGGGTATGATGAAATCCTCTATTCCGCCATGGCAATGGGCCACGCATACGTAACAAATATGACAGTTGGCGCTACGGAAACTTACCCCGGAGAAAGTCACTAACCATGTCCCACATTCTTGAATCACTTGGTGTTTCTAAGCTGCGGCTCCGTGGCCGTGAAGCAGAGTTCAACGGCTTCGACCGTTTCTTCGCCACACTTGAGGACGCCAACGCATCCCTTGCCGACGGCGACTACGTCCCCGAGGCGGGGCGTCTGAACGCCATTCTGGTTCCGCAGGGGATCTACATCTACAGCTTCGACCTCGGACAGTTTGTGCAGGCTGGTGCGTTCGAGGAGATCGACAACCGTGCCGACCACTACCTGAAGCTCGACGGAAACGACGACTATCTTCAGTTCGATGCGGTCACTGACACGCAGATCGGCCGGTTCGACACCGGGCACACCGGCTGGGCGGTTGGCTTCACGGTTGTGGAGATGTCCACTGTCGTTGACAGCCTCTTCATGAACGTCATCACGAACGGTAGTAACCGTGTCATGCTCCGTCGTGGCGGGGCCAACATGGGGATCTACTACTCCAGCAACGGCACGCAGGGCGCTGGTGCAAACACTTGGCTTGCTCCGGGTGCTGGTGACCGCATACTGATCCAGTCTGAGGCCGGTTCTGGCCGTGTGCAGTACTGGGTCAACGGGGCGCTGAAGGCCAACACGGTCACGTCACAGTGGGCAGACACGACTGACGACGTGGTGAAGATCGGTGACGGCTCCGGCTTCGGTGAGTACGGCCACTTCGGTATCGACAACATGGTCATTATGGATGGCTCAACCTTCGGCACCATCGACCGCATCGAATACTTCGACTCGCAGGAACTCCCAGAGGACTGCGCCTACTACACCAACCTCACAGACTTCCTGAAGCTGAATGGCGATGGCATCACCACGGAAGCCAACGGCGAAAAGGGTGTCTTTGAGGGCGATGTCATAAACGGGACCGCCGGTTCGTTTGTGCCTGTGCCCACTGAGTAATACTGACGTAGACTTAGGCCATGTCTACCTATGACACCGGCACATTCGATTCCGGCACGTTTGATGCTCCCGGTGAACTAGGTGGACTTGGAGGTTCCTCGTCACAGATTGACGCTGAACTGACGCAGGCTCGCTCCTGCCAGATGAACGAAGCTGCGAGCGGCGGCACAGGGTTCCGTGACGGGGAAACCACATGGATCTCCCACCGTCGCCACGTCAACACCACTCTTCGTGACGTAGCAGCGTTCCGGTTCAAGATATCTGTCGATGTCGGGTCTGCTGACTCCATTGACGCAGGCGAGTTCCTTTACTACTGGGCTGCGATAAATCAGGATGCTGCCTGCTCCGTTGTGGTTGTAGCCTGTGACGACCCGATTGGCTCTGCAGCTACGAACTCGCCCAAAGACCTGTACGACTCATACGCTGGGTCCAGTGCGATTGCCCATACTTCAATAGACAACAACAGCACCACCGTTGCGAACACGGTGGATGGGGCCGACCTCAACACCATGTTGGGAGAAGCTCTCGATAACGCTACGTGGACAGGCACTGAGAAGTACATCGCTGTTGTCATGCAGGGCGACAGCGGTGGCCCTACCAACGCTCAGACTCAAGGCGGGGTCTCTGACACGAACCCTGCCACGCTGACGTTCACGGCCACCACAACGATCCCTCCGGTTCAGGAGACTGGCAACGCTCCCAAAGCTACGTCCCACGAGATCAACGTGTCCGGGTTCCACTGGATCGGCCGCACTGACATCTCATACGACGACGGGCTGGCAGGGCTGGAGGATCAACGCAACTACGAGCGGTTCGATCCCATCACCACGATCAACAACACTGTGCATGTCTTCTTTGCTGGTGGCGGCTACGGACAGGTTCTCTCATACTCCCAGCAGCACCGGGACGTTCTCCTCGCACAGGGCTACTCGTACATCGACGCCAACTACAAGACCACTGGCCTGTACAACGACGCTGTATTCAACGAGAACCAGAACCTCGGTTACACATGGCCGCAGCCGATTCAGGACAGCATCTGTCTTGTAGCCCACATCGTCAACGACGACAACGGTGACGGTGACACCGACTACTACCTGTCAGGCCACAGTGCTGGCTCCCATGTCGCCCTCTCCACCGCCCTGTTCCTCAACGACGAGACCTACTACCAGTCGAACTGCACCCACGAGTACACCCGCCAGTCCACGTTCTACGGGCTGATGACAGACAACTACCAGTTCGGCTTCGATCAAGGTGTCCCGTCACGTCAGAACCTCAAGCCGCCGAAGGGTGTGTATGGGTTCTCCACGCCGATCAACCTGCAAGGCACCTACCAAGACACCTCTCTCTCCTCTGCTGTACGAACCAACCTCCGCAACGCACTGGAAGCCCTGTCTGGTGGAGTGGAAGGTTCGTTCTCTGGTGGTGCCCCCATCAACGACTACGGCGACACAGACCTCTACCTCAACGGTGAGTTCGACCTTCAGGACGCCTACGACGGTGGCATGAGAGACTCCCGTTCGGTCTACAACCGGCGTCCCCAGCTTGACCCCCACGGGTTCGGCACCAAGATCGGGACTGGCCGCCACTCGTTCCCATGCCCAGTACTCATCGTTGAGGGTTGCGACTCCCGCTACTACGCCTTCAACAACCCGTCACTCCCCTCTGGCCCGTTCGGTCAGGGCGACAACGTGATTGGCAACACCTCTGGCAACTGGGAAGGAATGGCAGATGCACTGGATAACGCTGGTCACCCATACACGCCAGCGCCAAATGCTGAAGATGCGACGTACGGTTCGGCATTCACACCCTCCACGGATCGTTGGTCGGGTGACGAAGAAGACCTGAGCGCAGGCCCAGTCGTCTTCACCTCCTACGACGCCGCCGGTATCTCCGGTATCGAAGGGCTTGAGTCAGGCCACGACAACAACTACTACTACGAGGGCAAGACGATCCACACCATCAAGGCTGGTGGTTTGGTTGACAAGTGGATCGCTCAGGTGGAAGGCCCGACCACAGTCTCGATCGCAACTCATGTTGAACCCGCTGTGTCCTCTGCCGGGTACAACGGAGAGGTTGCTTCCATCCCGATTCTTGTCGGTAGCGGTCAGATTGAGACACTCACCAGCGTGGACTCGTCCCCGACGGGCATCATCTTGGAAGGCCGACTTGCGATCCCCGGCGAGCAGATCGTAACTTTCACGGCCACAACTGGTGACATCACCGGCATTACCCCACCCACTCCACCTCCTCCTTCGGAGGCTGGGCCGAGAATCCCGAACATTCCAACCATCCCGCAGGTACCCAGTATCGGATAGGATCGTGAGATGGCTATCACAGTTCTCGAAAACGGTTTCGTCTTTGTTCCACGCCCCGACTGGGACTACGACGCAGACTACCCCTCAGCATCCCTACGCACTCCTGTGTCCACGGTGTACATCCACCACACTGTCACCAACCCCACAGCGAACCCCTGCAACGACGCCCGAACCGTTGAACGAGTCCTCGACCAGCGTGGCCTTTCGGGTTACAACTACCTCTCCCACCCTGACGGAACGATTCTGGAACTGGCTGGAGAGAAACGTGGAGCGCATACCAAGGGTCAGAACTCCACGTCGATAGCCATCTCGCTGATCGGCAACTATGACCATCTTCAGCCCACTCTCATGCAGCTTGCTAACATTGCAAGGTGCATCAACCTCCTTCGTCTGAAGGGCGTCCTCGTGCCGGACTTGGAGAAAATCCAGATCCTCCCGCACTCTGCTGCCCCCGGTGCGGCTACCGCCTGTCCCGGTGCCAATGTAAGGCTCCCCCGCATAAATGGCCGTACCGCCGTTGAGTGGATTCGGTGGTTTGCTGCAACCGGCGTTTGAGTCGGTTACACTTACACTCATGGAAAACCCGATCGTTGCAAAGGCGAACAAGCACCGGGGCGGCACGCAAATCGTCGTGTCCGTTCAGGAGTCGCACATCAACGGCAAGAACGGGAACGCTGCTGCCAATCCGGGTAGCTCTTACAAGCCGAAGAAGGGCTGACAATCATGGCAAAGTCACAGGTCACCAAGGCCAAGGGCGCTCCGATCACCAAGCTCGGTGACACTGGCGCAAAGAATCAGGGTCGCGATGAGAAGGCACAGTCCATCATCCCGAAGCCCTACGAACAGTCGAAGTAATCTCTCATGGCCGTTCGGTCAACTAACACGTACTCCGAGGGACTTCAGTCACTCATCCAAGACATTGCGTCCTTGCAGCTTGCACCGGACGCCAATGTTGAGTTCCTGATGCAGGTCCAGCAGATGATTATCTCTGAGGCCCAAGCCCCCCTTCTTGCGCAGGCACAGGTGGCCCAACAGGGGCCACCTACACCCGGCAACGTCCAGCCCGCACCGCCCGTTCCCGGTGTTGGCGAGGGCGGGCCGGGTGGCCTTGCAGGTCTTCTCGGCGTAGGTGGTCCCGGTGGCGGCTCTGCTCCGCTACCTCCCGGCCCCGGTGGTGCAGCCCCCGGTGAGCTGGATCGCATTCTCGGCTGACCCCATCTGATACAGTCCTCCTAGCACCCCATCGCTAGGAGGACTTTCTCATGGGTGAGTTTGTCGGAACTGAAGAGACTGAGACCCCTGAGGTCGATCGTTCACAGAACATTGTGGACGACCTGAACGAGATGCTGGCTGACACGGACACCCAGCCCGTGCAGGAAGAGGTTGCGCCTGAGCCGCAGCCTGAGCCGGAAGCCCCCCAGTACATTCAGGTGGGTGAGGCGCAGTACGACGCTGCGATGGCTGAGGACATCAACCAGCTTGTCAACTGGGCGTCACAGCTCACCCCTGAGCAGTACGAGATCGTCAATCAGGCTCTGTACGGCCAGCCTGAGCAGGCACCAGAACCCACGCCGGAACCCACCCCTGAGCCTGACCCCATCTCCTATGATGGCGTCGATGAGGAAACGGCTCAGATTCTCCGTCGTCAGGAAGAGGAGCTGGAAGCACTCAAGGCCCGCCTTGAGGAGACTGCCCAGCAGTCCGCATCCACTCATGCTGAAGTCGCGCAGCGCGAGGCGGCAGAAGCGCAGGCTCAGTTCGTTGCGATAGAGCAGAACGTCCAGCAGCAGCTTGCTGAACAGTACGGCTTCGATCAGGCTGACTTCGTGCGTGCCACTGAGGTCGCTGGCGAGATGGGACTGCTCCGTGGCATGATCGCCCAGCACGGCATGGAGGACGGGATCCGTCAGACCATGATGAGTGCCATCTACGCCGATGAGGGTCTGCGCCAGAAGGTTGTTGGCAACACTGTCGATCAGGGCGTGCAGCAGAAGCTGGCCGATGAGCGCCGTGACGCACAGGCTGCACTCAACCCGCAGGGTGGAACCAACATCCCGTCGCAGGATGCACTCAACCTTCCGATCTCCGAGAAGCGTGCAGCCATGAAGGCCGACATCGACAAGATGCTTGGCAATCTGTAACTCATCTGATACAGCATGGTCACTTGTTGCGATGAGATACGGCTACTATTACTTCGGTAAGTAACCACTACTGATCGCACCTGATAGGAGAGCGACTCATGGCAACACCCATTGGTGCCGATCATATCTCGGCCATCGTTAACCGGTACCTGATGCCGGACATCATCGACCTTGCGTACGACGGAAACCCGTTGTTCTACCGCTTGCACAACAGCAACCGGCGCATGGTGGACGGTGGACCGCACATCGAGCAGCCCGTGATGAACTCGCAGTTCACCGCTGGTGGATCGTTCTCGGATCTTGAGACCCTCGACATGACGCCGCAGGACACGCTCCGCACCGTCGCTTGGGACTGGAAAGAGAAGTACGTCCCGGTTGCGTTCTCGAACCTCACCATGGTGAAGCTGAACACCTCTGACTCGATCGCCAACGGCGTTGAGGTTCAGGTGCAGCAGGCTTCGATGACCATGGCTGAGCTTCTCGGTCAGGGCCTCTACTCCGATGGCAGCGATGCCAAGGAGATCGACGGTCTTCAGTCCGCCATCGACACCACTGGCACCTACGGCGGCATCGCTCGCTCTGGCTCCACTGGCTGGTGGAACGGTGTCACCGACTCGAACCTGAACCTGACGCAGGACTTCGCCACGGCGATGCCCGAACTCAACACGGCTCAGACCTCGGTCACGGTTGGCGGTCGTTTCCCGACCATCGCAGTCACCAACTCCGACGTGTACAACGCGGTTTGGAACATGCTGGTTGAGAAGCAGAACTTCTACACCGTCAACGAGAAGGACACGCAGCTCGCCGCTGCTGGCTTCAACAACTTCCTCTTCAACGGCACCCCGTTCGTTGTGGATCCGAAGTGCCCTGCCGAAGAGCTGTACTTCCTCAACGAGGACTTCATCAAGCTCGTCGTCACGCCGCTCTCGGACTTCCGCATGGAGCCGTTCCAGCAGGCATTCAATCAGGCTGCCATCGGAGCGAAGCTGCTCTGGACCGGTAACCTGATCGTCACCGCACCCAAGCTCCAGTACCGTGGTACTGGCGTACTCAGCGCCTAATAGGAGGCGAACATGGCAACAGCAAACATCACGCCGCCTACAGTTCTGGCGACGATCGACTACAGCACTGGTAAGGGCGAGAATGACATCCCTCTGGTGTGGGCACGCAATGTCACGGGCTACCCCGCTGACTCGGCTGTCGAAGTTGGAGATGCGGTTTCGACCGTCGCTCCGACCGTTGGCACCTATGTGGACGGAAAGCTCGTCCCCGGCTCCTCCAACCCCCTGTCGGTTGAGCCTGCTGCGTCTGGCACTGAGGGTCTCGTCGCTGGTGTTGCGCTGAACAGCGCAGCTGCTGGTGAGATCGTCCGTGTCGCTGACATCGGGTACGTCCGTTCCGTTGGAGCTGCCGAAGGTGACGGGCTTTCGCCCAACACTGGCGGTGTCTGCTCCGCTGGTGGCGCCCTCGGCGCAACCGACGCCTTCGTGGCACTCGGTGACGACATCCCGAACTTCTACGACGCGGTGTCCGCCACGCTGGTCCGCACCCGTAGCGCCTAGTTCATCCCACCCGAGGGGACTCCTCCACCCCTCACCTCCCACTGAGATTGACCTCCCGGTATCACCGGGGGGTCTTTCTCGTTTCTGATACACTCCTAACTCATGGAGATGAATCCGACCACCCCAGTCCGTGTCAAGTCGAACGAGGACGAAGAGTTCAAGTTCAAGTTCGAGCGTGAGACCTACGTCCTTGGACCGAACGCTGAGGTGTTCTGGCCGTGGAACGTGGCATGTCATCTGTTGGGTGACCCGACACTCAAGAACGAGCCTGCGTTCGCCAACGCCGATTACGTCCGTAAGCACGCCCAGAACATGTTGGGTGGCGGCAAGCGGATCGGTTCTGGTGGCGTGCTCCACAACCCCATCTCGTGGGATAAGTGGGAGCCGGTCAAGCCTTCCATCGACGTGTTCTCCATGGACGGCACCCAGATCCTGATGGCGTACCAGACGCCTCACAACGCTGAGACGTTCACCACCGGGTACACCGAGTCGGACATGAAGGTCAAGATCGCCCAGCTTGAACAACAGATGCAGAACATGAAGATGTCGATGGAGCAGGACGGAACCCCGTTCGTAGCTACCGAGTCTTCAGCTGGCGAGGATCAGGTCACGACGATGGAGGAGTTGCCCGAAGATGGCGGACCCAAGACTCGACCCCGACGACGTACTCCGCAGGCTCCAGCTAGCTCGTAAAGACCGGGCTGAGATCGAGATCCAGTATCACGACGCTCGGATCAACGGCTTTCTCAACGCCCGTGCAGAGGGCGCTAAGACGGTCAAGGAGATGGAGTTCTACGGGGACTACCATGCTCTGAACCTTCACCCAGAGCTGATTCATGCCCGTGTAGTGGTAGCATCGTTGGAAGACGAACTGAGAGTGGCATGCCTTCCGACAACCTCGAATGGGTAGACATAACTGACTTCTCGCCGGGGCTGTACGAGCCTCTGAACCGGCGTGACACCACCGTGAAGGCGACTAACGCCCCTGATGGTGCAGCAGACGCAGCGTACACGTACGGCTGTCGTAGCGCCCCTGACGGGGGTCTGGTGGGGTTGCCCAAGGCAATACGTGTTGTGCAGCTGGATTCCAGCAACGAGCACACCTACCGGGATGGGGCACAGCAGGCATCGGGGTACGTGTACTGCCCGCCTCCCACCGACCCGGCAGTTGCTGACTCCCGACTCATGGACTTCGACCTTCAGCAGGTTGAAGAGAACTACCAGCGTCCCATGTGGAACGACATCTCCGAGACGTGGACATGGCCGTACCCATCGAACCCGAACACTGTGCTGGACCAGAGTCTGATCCAAGGCAACATGGTGTTCGCTGCGTGGCAGATGTACGGGGATGATGACTCACAGGACGACGTGGCGTTTGAGGTTCTCGTCAACCGCTCCTCCAACCTTGAGTACAAGGGCACGCAGTGGAAGCTGTGGCATGTGCATGACGGGGCTACAGCTGGGAGCGTGTACGAGGCTGCGAACCTTGCCACGTACTGGCATAAGGTGACTGACACTTGGTACTTCGAGGGTCAGGTCATGGATCCGTCACAGAAGCGGTACGGGTACGTTGAGATCGGAAGTATCCGTGGTTTGCGTGAGTCCACGTCCGCGTCGTTCCCCGGCTGGAAGTACGGCCAGCAGGTGTTCTGGGGTATCTACGACAACTTCTCTGACCTTGAGACCGACCAGATCTCATGGCAGACCGAGTACATCCAGAACGGGATCAACGTCCCGGCTGTGCATGGTGGCGGAATGGTCACCTGTGGTTCAGACAACCTGACGCAGGAGAACTGGCCGGACAACCCGAACCCCACTAACTACATGGTGATCCGTGACATGCAGCAGTGGTCTGACTCACTGCTCACCACTGGTGTGAACCACGGTGGACGACTCATGTTCGCTGCCGCCCCGACCATCCTGTCAGGCTGGAGCTACGAGACTGGGGCGTCGAACAAGAACCTGTACAAGCAGAACTACGCTGCTGCGGGTCGCAACATCTATGACGCTTCGGGCAACCTTGGTTCGCTCAACAACATGCAGCTGCATTACACCAAGATCCGATCCAACATGTATCGGGAAACTGGTACTGAGGACGGTAACGCCCCGGTGGCTCTGCCGTTCCCGAAGAACACGAAGGTGAACGCTCTGGCGTCACTGGACGCAGCACGCCTCCTCGCCCTCTCTACGACCGCTGGAGCGTGCCTGATGGAAGGCACGGTGGGTACAGCTCAGGGCACGATGCTCCCGTCTGTGGAGCCTACGTGGGGTTTCACACCGCATCCCGTGAACATCAACGGTGGACTGGTCTACGGGTCGAAGTCCGGCCTGTGGTTGTGGGAGGGGGAAGACAGCTCCAAGCTGATCTCCCCGCAGCTCCACGGAAAGTTCTGGATGACCGATGAGTTTGACACGAATGACACCTACCAGCCTGCTGCGCCCCGTGGCCGAATGGCTTACCGTGCTCCTTACCTCTTTGCTCCAAACGGGTGGGTGTACGACACGGAACAGGGTGGATGGTGGAAGCTGTCAGACAACGAGTCGGAGAAACTCACCCACTGGCGCATCGACGAGCAGGGGAACGCTTGGGGAGCACGAGCAACCCAAGACCAGTCCTCGAAGTCCCAGCCCCTCGCCATCTCACGCACACACTCAGTTGAGATTCGAGAGATTTCAATGACAATCCAGACGGAAGCAGACTTCCTTGTGGCTGCCGTCTCCATCTCATCCGGCGACACGGAGCTGTGGAACTCCAACTTCTTGAACGTCGCACAGTTCAACAGCGGCTACCCCGAACAGGTGTACCTGCCGTGCCACGCCATAGGTGACAACCTTCAGATCTCCATGCTGTTCCAAGGCGATGCGCCAGTCAAGGTGTCCCGCCTGTCATTCGCTTGGAAGCAGGAGCACCACCTGCGCCAGCATCCGAATGAGGCGTAATGCCAGTTGATGTCAACCAGCAGGTATCGACCCGTATCGAAGCGGAGTTCAAGGCCAAGTACCCGCAGGCTGCCCGGAGTATCGAAAGGCTCGGCACCAAGTACAACGGGCAGCTGCGCCCCACTTCGTACGGGCAGACATACGCTGCTCCCACCAGTGACTACAACAACCTCCCGACATGGGATCTGTTGGGGACCAGTAGCGGGGCAGCGACATACCCTGCACCTATCTGGCATTCAGGGCAGCATGGCCAGACCATGCAAGTCCTGTCCCGGTTCATCTTCATCAAGGAACACGCACACACCGATGTCCGCATTGACTTCGGTGGGCGTGTCAAGAACAACGTGTTGGGTATTAACCAGCCATCCGAATGGGCGCACACAACTGAATGGTTCTGCCAGATCACTGATGTCGGGGACTACAAAGGTGACTGTGACCCGGACAACGGTTCTGGCAAGACTGGCTGGTACATGGGCAGGCAGTCCCATATGTTGCCCGAAGTTGTTGGCGCTTCCTACACCGTGAGCGACTTCTCGATACAGAGGTACTTCCCGATCGACCCTAATGCCAACATCAATACGCAGGGAGCTGCCCCAGATTTCCGTATCCATCCGGGGGTGTACGGGGTTGAGTTGTGGACGAGAGTGTGGTCGAACTACACCAATGTTCAGGTAGAAGTGGACCGTACCCGCATGTACCTGTCCGAAGTGGCCCCTGTCCCACCCGAATACGACACCCAAATCTCATGGGATGCCATCGGATGGACCAAGCCCAACGTGATGATTCCTTGAGTTAGAATGAGTGGATGCAGCTTCAGGAACTCCGCTCTCAGCTTCGTGACCGTCTGAACGAGCAGACCCCTGCTGCGTGGACGGATGCTGAGCTTGATACGTGGCTGAATGAAGCTGTGCGAGATATCAGTATCCGCACGGAATGCAACATGTACAGGTCTGAGGTGATTGTGCCTGAGAACGTGTACCTGATTCAGTTCCCGCCGATCACCGCCGAGTACTACACCATCTCTGAATCCGGTTCGATTATCGGTAGCCACGACTCCACCGACATCCAAGCTGTGCGGATCAGCAGGTGTGCGTGGGTGGACGACACCGCTTCGACGTTCAGTACTGTCCCTGACGGCGGCACCCTGTCAATCACCTCCGCTTCCGCCACCGACCCGTTCCTCAACAACTACGACGACGAGTACCAGAATCAGGAATACCCCATGGAGTACCGGGGTATCAACACGATGGACTCGATGAAGGGGTCAGGCCAGCAGACCTCGAACGGCATCCCCACGTTCTACTCCACATGGGGTCAGTCGGGGAACATCAAGATCGTCCTGTACCCCAAGCCTTCCGACACCGGCCACCTCCGCATCTACTTCTACGGCACCCCTGCTCCCATGTCTGACGACACGGATGAAGACGGGTTGCCTCGTGGCTGGGAATCACTCATCCTCGCCTACGCCCAGTACCGTGCCCAGATGCGGGACGGCAACCAGATGTGGACCGCTGCGAAGGGTGACTACGAGCAGCTGATCGCTGACTACGAGGCACAGTTCAAGAGGCTGACTGATGCCAATGAACCCCTGTTCACCGACGCCTTCTGGCACGGCATGAACGACTACAACCAAGCCTACGATGGGTGGTACTGATGGCTGGCTGGAATCTTGGTGGCGGCGGAACGACTTGGGGTTTCCCCAACCCGTTTGCCGGACAGAGGACCAGTGGCTCTGCGCCGATCAATGGTGGCACCACTGCTAGCTACGAGTGGGTAGACCCGCATGGCGGTCAGCCCAATGAACCCGGCTATGGCTATGACGGTCAGGCCAATCAGGACTGGGCGAACACCGAACGTCAGAACCTTGCCGACAACATGCCTTCAGGCAGGTACGGCTCCCCCGCCCCTTCGCCCAGCAACAGGAGCGTCTATGACAGGCCCATTCCGGGGCTGGATCCGACACTTCAGATGTTCGCCCAGCATGACGAGAACTCGCTGTTCAAGCAGTGGTTTGATGGTTTGAATGGGTACAACGACGTTGGGTTGGAGAGTCAGAGGCGGCAGGCGCATGAGGCTGCGGCACTGAGAAGGAGGCTCGCCAACTCATCTTCCACCCTGTCCGGCAACCTTGCGGGGCTGGATGAGTCGCTGCTGTTCAACATGTTGAACATGGACAACAAGGCGTACGACGTAAACGTGGGCGACATCAACGCCATGAAGAAGTCGTTGCTAGAGGGATTGGGGTTTCGCAATGACGCCAGAAATACTCAGCGGGCTTACTATGGCTCGAAGAAAAGTGAGGCAAGGACCGCTCTCGAATCCGCATTGGCTGGCTCCGATGAAGACCGGGAGGCTGGCGAACATGTACGCAGTGCGAATGACGACCAGCTCCTTGACGCCTTCTCCGGTCGTGGCATGGCACTCTCTCGGGGATTTGAGCAGGCTCGTTGGCGCAATAACCAGCAGCACGATGACCTTCTTAAGTCCATCGCCCGTCGCGACACAAACACTCGTAACGATTACCAGTCAACTCTCACCGACATTCGCAACGCGCTTGACAAGATCAAGCACGCCCAGACTCAAGACACTCACGATTGGCGGGAGAATAACCGAGGATTCGATACGGATCTCACACGCCTTTCTCAGGATAAGGAACGTGGAGGGTTCAAGTTCATGCACGGTGTTGCGGCTGCGAGAGAACGAAAAGCTGCTGCTGAGCGAGAAAAGAATCTGGCAAGCATGCAAATGGCGTTGGCGAAGAGGCAAGCTGATGCGGCAATGGCTCAGGCGCAAGCAGAGACGCAAGCAGAGACTCGACGCAACTCATTCATAACTGCTGCCAACCAGCAGATGGCTTGGGACCAGAACAAGCACACGTTCTACAACGCCATGACGAACGACGATATCAAGGACCAGATGGCTGCCGCTTGGCAGAATGGCAACACCCAGCTGTTCAACGAGATGAAGTTCATGGGGGCAACCAGAGGACTGTGGGGTGGCAGCACGCCATCTTCGGGGTCATCCGGGGGTGGCTACCGAGGCGTGTGGGGTGGCCTCTGATCCCCTAGACTGGGGCGATGGCTAAGGACGCATTCGATGAACTCGGCCCCAGCATTGAGCTGCGTGGGGACAAGGGCTACCGCATTGGCAAGATCATTGACGACCTCCTTGCCGGGGCTATCGACGACACGGAAGACGTAGCCAAAGCCCTTGCGAACACAGGCATCGAGCTGTCTCCCACCATGGACTCCATGGCTGAGAACGTGGACGGCTGGATCCTTGAGTTCAAGGATGAGAAGCAGTTGCAGGAAGCGTTCGATGTCCTGCTGGATAACCAGTCGAAGCTCCCCGCTGTCAACTCAACGAACAAGGGTGGCAAGACTGGGTTCGCTGCTGCGTTCAAGGACGCCACCACCCCTGCGCTGAGGAAGGCTGGGATCGAACTGTCTGATGGGGCGATGACCCACAATCAGGCCAAGAAGTTTGTTAACGACCTCATCAAGGAAGGGTTCGAGGCTTCCCAGAAGAACTACGGCTTCGACCCCAACACCATCACCGCGCTGGGTAAAACCCCCGGCGTTGACTCCGTTGAGTCTCTGCTCCCTGATGCGACGAAGGATCAGCTGGCCCGCATCGTCCAGACCCGCAAAGCCCCCAGCGCCCAACTTCGTGCAGACATCCTCACCACCATCGACGAGGCGTTGGACAAGAAGACCAAGCCGACACGTCCCAAGGGCCAGTCCGCTCCGATGGTGCCGGACACAGAGAAGCTCGCTGCTGAGAAGGCCAGCACTGATGAGCTGCTCGCTAGGCAGGCGACCGAGGCTGACAATGCTGCGACAAGGAAAGCCGTAGGGGAGTTTGACTCCAAGACGGCATCGCTACTCGACGGGGCAGGTGAACAGAAGGCCCTGCCCCGTCGAGCCACGGTCAGGCCCGAGGATCGCAAGCTCAGGGCGACGCAGGCATCGCTGGCTGACGACAAGATCGTTGACGCAGCCGAGTACGACTCACCCACACATAAGAGGTTCGACGCACGGCTGGATGAGAAGGGACGCCTCCCCGGTGACCCTGCGTTCAAGGGACGCCAGAGTGTTGGCCCCCGCTTCACCGACATCATTGACGACCTCATCACCCGCAGCCCCGAAGGTGGGCGCTACGTGGTGGACATGGAAGGGTTGCAGGAACTGCTGGATGCCGGGGATGAGAAGTCGAACCAGCGTCTGATAAACGAGATCGGTAAGCGTGTTGACTTCCCGTACGACACCCCAGACATGGACGCCAACCCGGAGCTGTACAAGCAGGTCGTTGATGGCGAAGGGAACGTCAGCAACAGGCTGATCGGACAGGCAGGGGATGAGATTCCTGAGCACTTCAGGACTTACAAGCTGCCTTCCACCGAACCGGACCCCACCATCGAAACCCCCGCATCAATCCAAGAGTCCATTGACGCTGGTGTGAAGAAGCAAGCTCCGGTCATGGATGCCGTCAAGCGGTTCGCCCCTGACGCCTACTCCGACTGGGAGAAGATCCAGAACCTGTCCCCTGCCGAACGCAAGTACGCAGTGGCGAGCTTCGACGCCAAGCATGGTGAGCAGGTCAACCGGCTGATCGGCAAGCTGTCCGGCAAGTACTTCCCCGGCTCTGCTTCTTCCGCAGGCCAGTTGGAGATGCTTCCCCTGTCCGGTCAGATGCTGCGAGGCAACACTTCGTACACTGCAATGTCTCGTCTGATGGAAGAGGCAGCGAACCTCAACCCTGAGGTCGCCTCTCTGGCCGACCAGTACTCCCGTGTGGACGGTTCAGGCAACGCCGCCCCTGTGACACCCGAGCAGCGGGAAGCCTCACAGAACGCAGCACAGAAGCGTTACGACAAGCTCGACGCTTTCGATGAAAGGAACGCAGGTAAAGCTGTGGCTCAGAACCCGAAGACCGCTCGTGCAGTAACCCCTCTCACCAACCGTCACTTCGGCCCTGACATGCTGGCAAGAGAAGCGTTGGAGAAGCTGGAGAGGGGCGAATCCCTCAACCGTGTAGACCACTACATGATTGAACAGCAGTACGCCGATTGGATCGAAGACGCAGGGAGTACTGAAGAGGTCCGGGCGCTTGAAGCCGAGTTCATTGACGTTGAGGACAAGATCAAGGCTGATCGGTTCTTCAACGGCACGCCCGGTGAAGAGGCAGTTGCGGTCGAGCGTGGCGTGCAGACAGGTTCCGGTCGCTACACCCACAAGAAGGGTGACCCCGCCTACGTCAGCAAGGGCGGTAAGGAACTTGAGAAGATGGCTGCCAACGGTGACGTTGGGGCACAGGACGAGATCGACCGTCGCGCTGGCAACAAGGCTGCGAAGAAGGGTGCAGGAGAGGCGGCTGCCGCCGCCGAAACCACCCCCCCCGCCAAGGGTGTGAGCGGTGTTGAAGAGCCTCTCGACACCCCTGAGAACCCGCTCGACAACTCACGTCACGGTTCTGACGGTAGGCGACTGAGGGCGAAGTTCAACCCTGAAGCTGCCGCTGACGCAGCCGAAGCTGACTACCTGAACCGTGGCTTCGTTGACGAAGACATGGGTGCGATTGCACGAGCAGACGAGATGGGTGTCGAGTTGCCTGACCCTCGTGGTGCTGCCAGTGCGACAGGAGAAGCCCCAGCTGCAACCCTGCTGGACGAGGTGGCTGGTGCAGGTCAGCTCGGTACTGAAGAGATGGCAGAGATCGACGAGCTGGTCAAGGCGGGGATGATAAGTCCCGAGGCTGGCGATGAGTTGAAGACGAAGATCAAGGCTGTTATCGACGATCCGAACATTGACACGAACGTGACTCCTCGGGGTGTGCCTGCCGGTGTGAAGCAGGATCCCGGCTTGGAGTTCGGTCAGCGTGCTGCCGCTGCTGCTGGACCTGATGGTCCCCCTCCCGGTGGTGGTGGTGGTGGCGGTGGTGGTGGTGGCATCAGTGGAGAAGCACCCCCCACTCTGCTGGAAGAAGGACCGGGCCTCGGACGCCACGGCGACCAGTTCCTTGACTCTCGTGGCATGGGTGCGGTTCCTCGTGGCCTGTATCAGGACGGCCAGTTCATGCCGCCCGATCCGACAGCAAGGTTCGTTCCCCCCTCCCAGCCTGTAGCCGACCCTACCGCTGGGAGGGCGGGAACAGCAGACCCGTCCATGTTTGACGACTGGGCAGGTCCGGGGTTCCAGCAGGACATCCCCACCAACGCTGGTGTTGTGGATGACTTCACTGACTGGGCGCTCCCCAAGGGCGTGTCCGGCGACGATTACCTCAAGGCTGGGGCAAGGCTCGGGTTCGACAACGAAGCGTTGAGGGCTGCCGCCACCGGCGGCACTGCTCTCGGTGCGCCCCAGTTCCTGAACTCAATGAAGGCCAACGCCAAGGGTCGCATCCCTGCCTACGCAAAGGCAGTGGATGACTTGGCGGCGGTTGGCAAGCTCGGTGCCAAGCCCGGATTCGCCAAGTTCGGACTCAAGGCTGGCCCCGGATTCGTTGCTGGTCTTGGCCTCGAAGCTGCGATCAACAAGTTTGATGACACGGCTACGGACACGGATCCGACTGCTGGCCTCAAGGGCGCAGGTCGTGGCGCTCTCCTCGGCTCAGGCATCGGCTCCATGATCGCCCCCGGTATCGGTACTCTCATCGGTGGCGGTCTTGGCGCTATCGGTGGTGGCCTCTGGGGTGTGCTTGGCAACGACCAAGGCCCCGAAGGTGGCATGGTTAGCGAAGGTGACTTCGTCAATGACTTCCGCCGTCAGGCAGAGAGGGACGGCACCGACCCTCGCATCGTTGACAACATCATGTCCCAGTACCGGGCACAGCGTCAGGCCCCGGAACATCTGTTCGGTGGCAAGAGCTACGACCAGTTGTCGGCAGATCAGATGCGTGCCTACAACACTGCGGCCCGTGCACTCCACCGTGATGTCAACTCCATGTACTCACAGTGGGCTGGCACCCCTACCCCCACCCCGTTCTCACCTGACATCGAGAAGCTCGCCCGGTTCGCCACCATGGCAAACATGGGTAACAGCGAACTGGTACAGGCAGCACCTGAGTACGAGCGGGCAGGGCTGGCACAGTCTCTCGCCTTCGCACCCACCATGGCTCTCAGCGAGTACATGATGAGTCCGAACTACGCCCAGTACCAGCAGCAGCAGCAGGAAATGCTCATGGGTCGTCCCGGTTACGGGATGCCGATGATGGGTGGCAGCATGCCCGGTATGGGGATGAGTCCTCAGATGGGCGCATCCATGGCACCGCAGATGATGCAGGGTGCTATGGACCCGCAAGCCTTTACAGCTGCCGCTCTCGCAATGCCGTAAACTAGCTCCATGAGTGAGCAGCTGGGGTCGTTTATGAGGAAGTGGGGCCAAGCCCCACCGTCCTCCCCTGAGCAGACTGCCATCATGGAGTTGGATCAGCAGCGGGTTGCTCGTGGCAAGTTCCCTCTCTCTCAGGAACAGACGTTCGCTGCTGTTAGTGCGGCCACGAACAGGGAACAGTTCACTCCCACCCCTGAATCCAACATGTGGAACGTGCCGTCGAACGCGGTGTCGGACATCACGTCTCTTGTCCGGGGTATCCCTCAGCTGCCCATGGGGATCCTGAACCTCGGCAAGAACATCATGCAGGATCCGTTCGGCAGGCCCGAGGGTGGCAACATTGCGGATGCCAACATCCTTCAGGCCCTCCCCGGTGCGTTCATTGCCTCCGCAATCCTCCCCGGTGGTGTACCGGCAGGGGATTTGGCACGTCGTCCTGTCTCCGCTGCTCTTGATGCCCTCCCATTCGCCTCCAGTGGCGTCAACAGGGCTGCTCTCAACACCGTAAGGGGATTCCACCCCGGCGCACAGCTCCGCTCTCACGGCACAGCACAGCAGCTTAGAGCGAGGATGCAGCCCGGACGCATCGAAGGCAACGAGCTGTTCAACCCGGACATCCCACTGCCCGAACTCAACCGTCAGCAGCGACGGGCCATGCAGGCAGTTATCGCATCGGGTGAAGGTGGCCGTGTCCTCCCCAACCTCGCCACCCGCCGTATCCTCCCCGGCCCACAGGGACGTTACCTCGAAGCAGACCAGCGTTGGCTGGCCCGTGCCAAGGAAAACCCGGCAGTCCGAGGGTTCGTCACCAAACTCTC